TGCCCGTCGCACTCCGGGCCACCAAGAAGGGCCGTATTCACTACCTGAACTACAGCCGCAAAAATGGCTTCACCGACGGCTCATTCATCCTACCCAACGGCTCCCGCTGCGACTTCCTGAACTACACGCAGAGCGAGAACACCATTGAGGGCCGTGAGGCCGACATGATCTGGTGTGATGAGCTTGTACCGCAATCCTGGGTGGACACACTGCGCTACCGCCTGATCACCCGCCGCGGCAAGCTCCTCGTGACCCAGACTCCCCTCGAAGGCGTCGCCTCGGTCTACAAGGAGTTCACCGCCGGCTCCGCAATCACCCGCTTTGACGACGCCGAGCTCATCAAAGGCAAGCAGGCTCTGCCCACGTGGCCCCTTGGCAAGGCCGCCCGCACCATGGTGCAGCCCCAGACCAACCGGCGCACCGTGTTCTTCTTCTCGGAAGACAACCCGTACAACCCCTTCGACGAGATGAAGTCCAAGCTGGTCACCTCGCCCATGGGCCAGATCCTGACCCGGGCCTACGGGTGGGCCTCGGACAACATTGGCAAGGCCTTCGCCCGTTTCCGCCCCGATATCCACTGCATCCCATCCTCCAAAGTGCCCCCGGGCGGCACCCTGTACATGGTCTGCGACCCTGCCGGCGCCCGCAATTGGTTCTGCCTGTGGCTCCTGGTCTACGAAGACGGCAAGCGCATCGTGGTCCGCGAGTTCCCCGACTTCTCCAACTACGGCGAGTGGGCGCTGCCCTCCGAAAAGCCCGACGGCAAGCTCGGTCCCGCGCAAACCCTAGACGCCGGCCGTTCCATTTCCGAGTACCGCGCCCTCTTCCGCCAAATCGAGTCCGAGCTCGGCTACGGTGAGCCTGTTATGCGCCTGATCGACCCCAAGGCCGGCGGTTCTCCAGCGCTCTCCGAGGCCGGCGGCACGACCCTCATCGACCTCCTGGCCGAATCCGACGACCCCACCGACGATGGCATGGCCTTCATTCCCGCACCCGGCGTGCCCGTCGACCAGCGCACATCCGCCATCAATAGCCTCCTCTCCTACGACGCCACCCAGCCCCTCACCGCGCTCAACGAGCCCTCGCTCTACATCACCGACACCTGCACCAACCTTGCCTACGCACTCTCCGAGCACACCGGCCGCGACGGGCAGAAGGGCTGCACTAAAGATCCCATCGACTGCCTGGGGATGCTTTTGGTCTCAAGTCTTGCGTTCGTAGGCCGCGGGGGCTTTGATTGTCGCGGCGGCGGCGGATACTAAACCATTTCACTATGCAAGGAGATTCCTACAAGCAAGCAACCGACGTGATGGCACGGGTCGGCGACGAGCCCAATGTACCGGCATTGACCGAGGAGCTGCGGCGCTCGGCCACCGACTACGGCGTCTTCGCCCGGGTCGAGAATGCTGAGAATGTGCGCTACTGCCGCTGGCCTGGGCAGACCGACGACGGCAAGAAGAACAACGATGCCAACCGCAACAAGCCGGCCTTCCCCTGGGACGGGGCCTCCGACACGCGCATCCCGCTGGCCGACGAGGTGATCAACGGCCTCGTCGACCTCTGTTCCACCTCTTTCTGGCGCTCGATGCTCCGCGTGTCGCCCACCAACATCAGCCAGCTTGACCAGGCGGTCACCGCGCACAACCTGATGGACTGGACGGTCAACTCCCGGATGTACAACGACCTCACCCGCGAGGTTGAATTGCTCTCGCAGTACCTCTGGACCTACGGCTGGGCCGGTGTCCATGTCACCTGGCAGCAGGAGATGGGGCAGAAGGAGCAGTACCTGACCATGGACCAGATCATGGCCTTGGCAGCCCAGTCGCCCGAGGGCTCCATCCTGGCCGACCTGCCCAACCTCATCGCCAACCCCGAGGCCGACGACCAATCCGCGGAACTCCTGCTCGCTGCCTTCCCTAACCTGCGCAAGCGCCGAGCCCTCAAGGCCATCCGCGACCTGCGCACCGAGGGCGAGTGCGACTTCCCTATCCCCACCATGGTCAGCAATAAGCCCATGGTCGCTGCCCTGGCGCCCTACGACGAGCTGGTCTTCCCGCCCGAGACCACCGACATCCAGTCCGCCCGGGTTGTCTTCCGCCGCTACTACATGACCGAGGCCCAGCTTCTGAACAAGGTCGAGACCGAGGACTGGGACGCCGAGTGGGCGCAGGAAGCCATCAACACGATGGGCCGTTTCTCGGATTACTCCACCTACACCTACGCAGCCGTCGGCCTTGCCGAAAACTCCATCCTCGACCGCGAAAACCTGATCGAAGTTGTCTACGCCTACCAAAAGTCTATCGACTCCGACGGTATCCCGGGCGTGTTCTACACCGTATTTAGCCCCCAAGTCGGCGACAAGTGGGGCTACTTCGACCTGTTGGACTACACGCACGGCCAGTATCCTTTCGTTATCTGGCGCTCCGAGCTCATCCACCGCCAGATCACCGAGAGCCGCGGCGTGCCCGAGGTTTGCTCCACCTGGCAGCACGAGGTGAAGGCCCAGCGCGACTCGATCTTCGACTACACGTCCCTCGCCACGCTCCCGCCCATCGAGGTCCCCAAAACCCGCGGCGGCAACCTGAAGATCGGTCCCGCCATCCAGATCCCGGTGCTGCGCCGCGGCGAGATCGGATTCCTGGCACCGCCCGCACGCGAGCCCGGTGTAGCCTTCCAACTGATCGCGGCCATCGAGGCCCAGACCGACCGCTACTTCGGCCGCCCGACCGAGAAGGTCCCGCCGGTCATCACCCAGATGCGCCAGCAGCGCCTAATCAACAACTGGCTGCACGGCTGGACCGAGGCCTTCCGCCAGGTCCTATCCCTCACGCTCCAGTACGTCGGCCCCGCCGAGATTCAGCGCATCACAGCATCGGCCACCCCGCTGCCTCCCGACATTCAGGACTTCGATGTGATGCTGAAGTTCGACGTCCGCGAGATGTCCACCGACCTGGTGACCGAGAAGCTCAAGGCCATCAGCACCCTTGTGCTGCCGCTCGACACCGCCGGCGTCATTGACCGTGCCAAGCTGATCTCGGTAGCCCTCCGGGCCATCGACCCCAACCTGGCCAGCGAGTTGGTCATGCAGCAAGGCCCAGCCGCGCAGAAGATGTTCAATGAGACCAACGACGAGATCGCGCTCATGTCCCTCGGCAACCCGCCGCAACTGCGCGAGAACGACCCCACAGCGCCAATGCGGTTGCAATTCAGCCAGCAGGTAATGCAATCCAACCCGAAGTATCAGGCCCAGCTTCAGCAGGACCCGCTCTTTCAGGCCAACCTGCAAAAATACATTGAGAACCTGCAGTTCAGTGTCCAACAGCAACAGAACGCCGTCACAGGCCGCCTTGGAGTCCAATGAAACTGACCGACGAACAACTCTCGGAGGCCCTCTCCGTGTCCGAGGAGCACCCGGTGCTCAAGGCCATGGGCCAGATCATCGACGACACGCTGCGGGACGAGGTGCTCAACGCCCTCCTTCCATCACTTTCCGCGGAGGACCGTGCCTACAACTCAGGCCGGGCAGCCGCGATCAAGGATCTCATCGCACAAATCAGTGCGTTAAGAAATGGGAGGGGATTGACTTCCGGTCAATTCTAGGCTCTCACTCAAACAACGGCTTCTTGGTTGGCCTTAAACAACCCTGGCGCAGCATACCCGGCTTGCAGGGTCTAAAAGCATGGACATCCCGACGAATACACAGGAAGCGAAACCTGCCCAAAACACGGCACAGCCCCCAATCAACCCGATGCAGTTCGACGAATCGGCGTTGGCGAAGCTACTGAAGACACGATTCAGCGGGGAGGAAGAGAAGGCATCAGCCGTTGAACGACAAGTGCCGGAGCCGGAAGCCACTTCCGTGGACGATCAGGCCGAGGATGCGGAGCCGACCGCAGAACAAACGGACGCCCAGGCCGAGTCGCCTGAGCAGGAGGTTCTTTCCGAGACCGAAGAGAACAGCGACGAGGATTCGCTGGGCTACCGCAAACGCATCGACAAGCTCACGCGCCAGAAGAAAGAGGCGTTGGAGAAGGCCGAGGCGCTCGAGCGGGAGCTCAACGACGCCAAGACCAAGCTGGAGCAGACCAACGACAGGCCGACCGCGGTGCAGTCCGCTGCAGACCCGTTTGCCGATGTCTGGGAAGTGTCGAAGCTCAACGATGAGTGGAGCAAGGCCCGGAATCTGAAACGGTGGTGCGAGGACAACATCGACGGCTGCGAAGTAGAGGGCAAGGAGTACAGCGCGGAAGACGTGAAGCAGATCAAGCGGCGTGTAGAAGACGCCATCGACCTGCACATACCAACCCGCGCCCGCTTCCTGCAGAACTACCAGCAGATCAAGCCCATTGCCGAGACGCTCTACCCATGGTGGAAAGACCGTTCAGCTACCGAGTACACCGAGGCGCAGGCCGTCCTGCGGCAACTGCCGCAGATTGCCTCACTGCCGGAGTACCAGGTGCTGGTCGGTGACTTCATTGCCGGGCGCAAGCTGCGCCTGGAGAAGGAGTCCGCCAAGGGCAAGCCATCTGCCACCCGCCCACTGGCCAAGGCACCCAGTCAGCCCGGTCGCCCCACCGCAATCCCTGCAAAGAAGGATGCGGCCAAGGTCGGCCTGGACAAAGCCAAGTCGCAGTTCCGAAAGTCCGGGACGACCACCGAATTAGCCCAAGTACTCAAAAGGATGCTCTAAACCATGCCCCTACTTCAGCCCAACCAGGGCGGCTCTGTGCCGCTCGCTTCCACCTCGTCCGCTCGTGAAGATCTGGCGGACTACATCGCCATCGTCGACGCCAAGTCGACCCCGTTCGTGTCCATGGCCCCGAAGGGCCGTGACATCGGCAATATGCAGTTCTCTTGGCAGGTCGACAACTATGGCGCCCCTGTTCTCGGTGGCGTGCCGGACGGTACCGACGTGACCGTGTCCAGCGCCTCAAACCCGGTGGTCAACCGGACCCGCCTGAACAACTACGGCCAGGCCTTCCGCCGGGACCTGCGCATCGGTTTCATCGCCGAGACCCAGGAGGTCGCCGGTGTGACCGATGAGTTGGCCAACGGCATCGCCAAGAAGCTCGTTGAGATCAAGCGCGACATGGAGTCGACCTTCATGTGCACCAACCAGCCCGCCCAGATGGACACGGGTCCTGGTGGTAATGCCTATCGCACCGGCTCGATGGGTAACTGGTTGAACAACACCAACGCCGCCAACATCGGCGCGTGCGCTTCTGGTTCGCCCTTCCTGCCGGCCTCCGGCGCGGTCGACACCACCGCTGCGGCTTCCTTCACTGAGGCCACTGCCCAGAACGTGCTGACCGCTATCTACAGCGCCACCGGCACCTTCCGCGACTACGACTGTATCTTGGGCACCACGCTCAAGCGTGCGTTCACCAACCTCACGGCCTCTGGCGTCACTCAGGTCGCCAACGCCAACAGCATCGCTGCCACCAGCGTCCGCACCTTCAACCAGGACCTGTCCAGCGACACTTTTAAGGCCTCCATTGATCTTTTCGAGGGAGACTTCGGACGGCTTATTTTGCATCCGACCCAATTTTTGGGGTCTACCACCGGCACCACGTTGACCGCCACGGCGACCAAGGGCTACGTCATCCCGATGGACATGGTCGAGGTTCGCTACGCCAAGCTGCCCCAGGTCAAGGAGCTGCCCGACGCCGGCGGCGGCCCTGCCCGCCTCGTCGAGGCCATTGCCGGTCTCGTGGTGAAGAACCCGAGCGGGTTTGGCTTCTTCAACGGAGCCTAGTCAGTCTACAACGGGGGAGGTCCATCCCGGGCCTCCCCCTCTTTCCTTTTCTCATGGCCCACAATTCCGCATCCTCCGTCATCGCCAACGCTCTCGACGATATGCCCGGCGAACTGCGCCGCGCCGTCATCAAGGAGTTCCAATCCGGCATCCAGAAGGACTGGGTCAAGGCCGGCATTGATCAGAAGCGCATCGCCCAGGACTCGCAGCGCGAAGTCCGCGCCGTCGACGGCATCGGTCGCCTGCGGATGCGGATCGACCCCACTCTCTACCATGCCTGGGGCACCAAGTATGGGTACGACTGCTGGAAAGATTCCCAGTTTTTGAAAGAGGTTGAGCGGGATAACCCCGAGGTGCGAGTGCGCTGCGGGGCTACACGCTTGCAGGTTGGATGGAGCGGTGGCACAAAACGCAGTAGTCAGAAGTTCACCCTATGAATGTCGGATCAAACCGCCAACTGGCCGGCGAATTCGGTGGCCGGTACATCGACGCCTCCGCGGGCACTGTGACCGGCAACTACATGGAGATCCATGCCGTCGCCACGTCCATCCTCGGTGCCGTCACTTCCAACATCACCAACTTCCCCTCCGGCGTGACGATTCAGGCCGGCGACTCGATCTCGGGCGTCTTCACCTCGGTGGCTGTATCCTCCGGGGCGATCATCGCCTACAACCGCAAGTGGGTCTAAAATGCGTCTCGGACTAGGCCTAGGACTCGGCGTGCAGCAAGCCCTCGGTGGGGCTGGCGGCGGCGCTGACCTGCCTATCATCCGACGCGACCTGCTCCAGGAGGACGACTTCTTTGTCTTCCTTGAGGATGGCGACAAGATCGTCATCACCTTCGGCACCTTCGACTCTTTAGACTTGGAGAACGGGGACTTCCTGCTCCAAGAGGACACAGGCAAACTCATCATTCAAGCTAACTAACTTATGGCAGACACGAAAATCACGGCCTTGGCGGCCATCACTACGGTTGATCCGGCAGCGGACGTGCTGCCGATTGTGGACATCTCGGATACGTCCATGGCTGCATCGGGCACCACGAAGAAGATCACCAGCAACCAGATCCTGGGAGCCGGCGGCACCGCCACCCTCGCCTCCGCCACCATCACCGGCGATCTGACGGTGCGGACGAATAAGCTGGCTGTTACCAGCACTGGCGTGGGCATTGGAACGGCGAGTCCAATTTACTCGCTTGTTGTAAACGGAACTGACACGACAAATGTTCTGTTTAACGGAATTACAAAAGGTGTTCGATTTGTAGCAAATGCATCTGGATCTGTAATTACCGGTGTCGATAATACTGGATTTACATCCTTCCAGCCTCTTTCAATCGGTGGTTCTACTCTCGACTTTTCGTTGAGCGGCTCCACCGCCATGACTTTGAACTCTACGGGGCTGGGCGTGGGGACGGTTCCTGCGAATGGACTTAAACTGTCGTCGTTCGTGACGACCGATGGCGCACCTGCTACGAGCGGAACCACTCAGACTTCCGGTTCGTTCCGTGTCGGAGCTGCTTCTACGGCTGGAGCAATGGACATGGGTACGGCTGGTTCGTACTCGTGGATTCAAGTTGTTGACCGCACAAATCTAGCAACCAATTACAACCTCGTTCTACAGCCGAATGGGGGCAACGTGGGCGTGGGGGTTACGCCGAGTGCGTGGCAGAGTCCGTTTAAAGCTATTGAACTTTCTGGAGGTTCAATTTCAGCAAATAACACAGCTAGTTTGCGTTTGGTTCAAAACGCTTTCTTTAACTCTGGTGCTTGGTTGTACAAAACAACCGCTGCCGCAAGTCGATACGAACAAGAAGCCGCAGGACACTATTGGTTTAATGCCCCTAGCGGCACCGCTGGCAACGCCATCACCTTCACCCAAGCGATGACGCTGGATGGCCTTGGCAATTTGCTCGTCGGTCTTACCGCTGCCGGAACCACCGCTGCCAAGACCATCCAGATTGCCAACGGCACCGCTCCTACTGCCAACGTGACTGGTGGCCAACTCTACGTCGAAGCCGGTGCGCTGAAGTACCGTGGAAGCTCTGGCACCATCACCACAATCGCTAACGCCTAATCCATACCACCATGAACACCATCTCCCTCTTTTGGATCATCGAACGCCTTCTCGTCCGTAAAGTCGAAGGCACCTATTCCGATGTCGTCATCACCGCCGATTGGCGTTGCAACGGCTCGCAGGATCAGTACAGCGGCACCTGCTACGGCAGCGCGTCGTTCGCTCCGCCGAGCGGTTCGTTCACGCCGTATCCCGATCTGACCGAAGCGCAAGTCTTGGGCTGGTGCTACAGCAACGGCGTCGACAAGGTGGCCATCGAAGCCAATGTGTCCGCGCAGATCGCTGACCAGATCAACCCGCCGATCATCGCTCCTCCGCTGCCGTGGGCGGCGCCGGTTGAAATCGTTCCGCCGGTTGTTGAGCAGAAGGTGCCGGTTTTGGTTGCGGAGCCGGCCACCGTTGTCGATTCTCCGGTCGCATGATCAAGATCGAACTCACACTGCAACAACTCCAACTGCTCCACCAGCTCTTGGTGATTGGTATGAAGGCCGGCGACGTGAACAATATGCGCGTCGGTCTCCCCTTGGTGGATATCCTAGAAGAAGCTGCGAAAAACCAATCTAATCCCACCTAAATGGACGCATCCAATCACGGCGGTGACACAAATCAGATGATTGTCTCCATGGGAGGAGCAGCAGCGGCCACCGCTGTTTCGTTTATCCCCTGGCTCACCGACTGGGTTAGACTTATCACCGCCGTGATTGGCTTACTGTGCGCCATCTACGGTGCGTATCGCTTATTCCGCTCCAAATGAAAAACACCAAGACCACACTGGCCGGCATCGGTGCCATCCTCGTCGCTGTTGGCGGCGCTCTCAAGGCCCTGTTCGACGGTGACCCGACCACCCATCTGGACATCACCACGACCATCGCAGCCGTCACGGCTGGCATCGGCCTGATCTGGGCCAAGGACGCCGAGAAGAAGGCCGAGTGAATTGGATCTACCAGATCCTGAAGGCCCTGCTCGATTGGTTCCGCGAGACCCCACCCACCGACATCCAACATGGAAAAGCTCCCGAGGCTCTCAAGAACGATCTGGCTGATCGCATTGCTGGACTGCCTCGGTTGCCAGATGACCAAGGTGGTCCTGGTCCCTTCCGGTGATCCGGTGATGCTGGCCAAGCCTGTAAAGGCCAGCGTGTACGGATTCGACAAAGACAAGAAGCTGGTGGGGCCGTCCACGGTGACGCTGCCTGCCGGCTGGTACGCACTGCCAAAATGATCAACTACAAGGGCAACAAGTTCTCGGGCTACAACAAGCCCAAGCGCACGCCGGGCGAGAACAAGAAGTTCGCTGTCCTTGCCAAAGAAGGCGACAAGGTCGCTCTCGTGCGTTTCGGCGACCCGGACATGACGATCAAGAAGCACATCCCGGAGCGGCGTGCATCCTTCCGCGCCCGTCATGGTTGTGACGAGCCGGGCACCAAACTCTCCGCCAAGTTTTGGGCGTGTAAATCCTGGTAGCCAATGAGAACTGTCACCTACGACTACGTGCTGCAACGCGCCTGTGAGCTCACTGGGCGCGTTTTCTCCACTCTAACGACCGAGGAGTCCAACTTCTTCCGCACGTTCATCTCCATGTCACTGCGGAGCGCCTGGGAGTGCTTCGATTGGCCCGAGCAGACGGTGTACGAGCAGCAGTACTTCGCGGCCGACTACAACCCGGCCCAGCTCTATTCAGCCGGCATGGTGGTCTACTTCAAGACCGAGCAGAAGTACTACCAGTACGTCGGCTCGATCAACTCCGGCAATCCCCCGACCACCGGAGGCCCTGGCGGCACGCTCAATGCCCAGTACTGGTCCGAGGCACTGCCCGACTACGGCAACAACGACGGCGACTGGGACGCAACGACTACCTACACCATCGGGCAGATCATTCTCTACCCCGACACCCAGCGGCACTACCAGCTCTACGCCACGGCACCGGCCGGCACCGTCCCGACCAACTCGGTCTACTGGGGCGTGCTGAACAAGTTCCTGCGCAACATCTCGCAGACCAACAACCCCGACGGCACAACCCGGGCTGTCCCCATCGGCGAGACCTTCTCGGTCTGGCCAGCCGACCCTCGTGTCACCTGGCGTCAGCAAGAGGTCACGTACACGTTCACCGATGACGGTGTGCTGGTTGGGAACGACCTCCCCTACGTCTGGCTGGAATTCCGCAAGACCCCACCGCTTCTGTCCAACTCCGCCGAGGCCACCGCCTACGCCTTCCCCTACCGCTTCTGCGAGATCTGTGCACTCAAGGCCGCCGGCCAGATGCTCCGGGTCGACGGCAAGATCGACCTGGGCAACCAGTTCCTTGAGTTAGGAGAGGTTGAACTGACCAAGGAGATCGACAAGGTGGCGCTCCAGGAGAAATATGTCCGGCAGATAATCGTACCGTCCCGGTGATATGCCTGACCTGCCTCAAATCGGTGCAATCGACGATGGATTCGTTGGAGTGGTATCGCGCATTGACCCTGCGCTGATCCCGGCCTCCTACGTTTCCAACGCCGTCAACCGACGCTTCGAGGATCAGGTCATCAAGAACCGCTGGGGCATTGTGCAGCCCAAGTGGGGCGGTAAATGGGAGTTGCTGAACCGCGTGGTGACGGTGACCTCCAACTCTGTTTCCACAGTCCCTGTCAGCGGCACGCCCATCCCTCAGAACGCAAGCATCTCCTCGGACCCAGTCGCCAACGTGCTGGTCTTTTCCAACGGCACCCGATGCCTCTTGGATGATGGGACCAACTGCGTGATGTCGACCGCAGCACTGGCTTTCACAGGGGCTCCGGTCAACCGCACCGTTCAGTTCTACAACCAGACGCTGCCCTTCGAGGACATCCTCGGCGTCCTGCCCTACCGCGACCCGGACACCGGGGCCAATGCACTTCTGGTGGCAGTCAACGAGGCACGGACCTCCGACGGTGGCCAGGGCAAGGTCTGGTGCATCCGGCCCAACCAGTCGCCCGTCGAGGTGCCCATGAACGGGCACGACATCTACCTGCCGGTGCGCCTCATCCAGGCCACCAACGGCGTGGTCATGCTGCGCCCGGGCAACGCCCGATACTACTTCTCAAGTGCCTCAGGAATCTACGACAACATCCTGATGGAGAACGGGAGCAATATCCTGTGCGAGGACTCCACGGTGCTTTCGGACGAGGACTCCATACAGGTCAACCTAAACGTGGTGCCCGACCTTACCACGGGCGACATCGTGACCATCGGCGGTGTGGGCGACGTGGCTCCTCTGTGGACTGCGACACCGGGTTCTGGTCAAGGCTTCCAGTTCTTTGTCAACGTGGTCAACGAGGAGGTCTCGCTCCACCTGACATTGGTTGATGCTCGGGCCGGCACAAACGCCTTGCCGCTCAGTCCTGAGAACAACGCCCGGTACTACATTGAGCGCTCTGCCAACCTGACCGGCTACGATCTGGCGCAAGACATCGTCGACAACCTGAACGACGGGATGCCCATCCTGATGCAGGGCAACGCCACGTTCCCGTCGGCGCTCGACGCCGGGTTCGACCGCATCCCGTCTACGCTGTCCATCGTTGGCTCTGACTCCACCGGAGACACGCTGACGGTCTACAACCACAACTTCATCCCGGGCGACCAGGTCTCGATCTCGAACGTGGTTGGCAGCGCCACGGTCAACAACCAGATCTACTACGTCTACCCGGTCGACAACAACACGCTGAAGCTCTTCAACGGCACGACCGAGGAGACCGACTCGCTGAACGACGCTGGTCGCGCCATCATCCAGCTCACGACCACCGGCACGTCGCCCAACATCACGATCAGCGCGGTCACGATCCTCAATCAGGGCTCCGGCTACCTCTCGGCCCCTGTGATCACGGTCTCCGGCACACACAGCGTGGCCGCCAGCCTAACCGCCACGGTCACTAATGGGATCGTCAGTTCGGTGACCATCGTCAACGGCGGCACCTACTCGACCACACCCACCGCCTCGGTGGCCATGCCCTCCACGCTGGTCGACGTGGACAACAACAACATCACCGGCAGCATCAAGCGCTCGAGCGCTTCCGGTTCCTCGGTGCCCCCGGGTCGCGAGGGCCTGTACTTCCAGAACCGCCTGCTGCTGCTCTACGGCAACGACTACCTGGCCGTCTCCGACGTGCTGGACCCGCTGCACTACAGCCCGGTGCTCAACGAGTTCAAGCTCAACACCGGCAGCAATGACCGCGTGGTGGCACTGTACCCGTTCAACACCACCACGCTGCTGGTCTTCAAGGAACGCTCGGTGCTGGCTGTGGAGAACCTCTACGGCGACCTGTCGACCACCCGGCTGACCGAGATCACCCGGGAGTTCGGCTGCGTGTCTCAGGCTTCCATCGCAGGCACGGGCTCCGACGTCATCTTCCTCTCCCAACGCGGCATAATCAGCCTGCGCCAGACCGAGTTTGGCATCAGCCAGTCGGTGGTTCTGCCCCTCTCCGATCAGATCCAGAACATCGTCGACGACATCGACCAGGCCTACTGGGGCAATGCCTGTGCGACCTACTTCGCCAACCGCTACATCCTGAGCGTGCCCGTCGAGGGTGGTGACGGCAGCAACCAGCGCACGCTGGTCTACAACTTCCTGAACAAGGCCTGGGAAGGCTACTGGGAGGGCTCTCTACTTGTTCCGCGGTTCTGGTGCCGTGTCATCGTAGCAGGCACCGACACGCTCTGCTGGGCCGATGAGAGTGGTCTGATCCACCAGTTCGACCCGCTCGGTCTCGTGGACGTCAACCTGGCCGGAAACCTGATCCAGATGTCGACCGAGGTTCGTTTCCGCGGCTACACCGGGGAGGACAACGTCGACCACAAGCAGTGGACCGACATTCAGTTCGAGTTGGGCAACTGGAACACCCGCTATTCCATCACCGCGCAGTTCGACGGTGTGAACGAGTCCTATGTGGTCGCCACCGACCAGACCAAGGATCGCACGGTCTACTACACCTACGGCAGCGGCACCTACAACACCAACAACACCGCCGACAACTTCCTGGCCCCGTACCGCGAGGACTACTCGGTGACCACCCAGTTCCGATGCGGCAACAACGGCTGGAAGGCCGGCCTGCACCAGTTCTTCAGCCACAAGGCCCGCCTGCGCAAGCACTCGGCTTCTGTGCAGCCCCTGATCACCACCGACCAGGGCTCCCTCGACATCTACAGCGCCAAGGTCATCGGCATCGCATTCCGACTCTACGGCAAGAACGACGTCTAAACCACCATGCCACTCTTTGTAACTGTCACCCCGGGCACCACGGTCAGCTCAACCACCACGCTGTCGGCCTCGACGCTCAACCTCCTGGGCACGCCCAGCATCGACATCACCGGCTCGGTCGACGGCGGCACGCTCTCGGTGGCCGATGGTTCGCTCGGGTTATCAAAGTTCTCCGCAATCACTGGAAGCCGACTCATTGGCAATGGTAGCCCGGTATCAGCCTACCCTACGGAGCTTGCATCCACTGACCTAGCCTTTGCGCCCGGCACGATCAACATCGGCACCGGGGCTGTGACCACCGCCAAGCTGGCCGACTCCTCGTCAACCACCACCGGCGTCACCTACGCCAAGATCCAACACGTCACCGATGCTCGTCTGATCGGTCGATCTTCTGGCACCAACGGCGTCGCCCAGGAGATCACGGTCGGGTCCGGGCTGTCACTGGCCAGCGGTGCGCTGACCAACGGCATCCTGCGGTGGACCACTAGCGCCAAGAGTATTCCGCTGATTGCTTCCGGCAGCCAGGCCGTTCAATGGCTGACCACTTCAACGGAGCTGCCATCGCTGTCGGTTGCGCCTCAGATGGTGCGTGTGGTCCTGGAATGCTTCACCAACGACGGCCCGTTCGTTGATGGCGACGAGGTGGACATCCAGAGCGTTGTGATGCAGGGGTTCCAGAATAACTTCCCAATTTTCAACTACGTCCCAACGGTTTCATCTGGAGTTGTTTCCGGTTCCAATATTTTCCTGAATGTCTGGTTCAGCAGCCAGACCCCGGGCAACCCAACGCCTTTTGCGTCGGCTTCAACCTCTCGGCTTTTTGTTCTAACAAGCGCCGGCGCCTACCAGGAACTGACCCGCGCCAACTGGAAGGTCAAAGCCTACCTGCTCTACGCACCTACCTGGGCATGATCCCCCAGATCACAGACTACCTGCTGCACAAGCTCCCGGACAGCTTCAAAGGCTGGACCCGTGAGGCCGTCGAGGACTACGTCATGTTCCACGCAGAGCAAGGCACGCTCAAGATCGCCACCCAGGACGACCATGTGGTCGGTGTGCTGGTAGGCTGGCGTCAGACGGGTCCAGAGCCTAAGGCCTGGGAGTGGCAGAAGTCCGACCCCAATGGCGACTACTGGTACTGGCATCAATTCGCCGCGGATTGCGCGGTATTCGCCATGGCGGTGGCGGCTAAGTTCTTCCATGACCGACCGGAGGCTGCAATCCTCCCGGCTATCGGCTATCGCAACGGCAAACTGACCATCTTCAAGAAAGGCTCGATGCCGATCTACCGGGTGGCCTCCAAAATGATATGACAGTCGACGCACCAGCACCACGCAACTACGCCCAAGAGACCGCGGACACGCTTCGCACCCAGCTCGAGCTGGCACCCGAGCGATACGCTGCGGAGGCTCAGTTCGCGCCTAGGTATCAGGCACTGCAGCTCGACCTACTGCGCCAGGCTACTCCCGAGCTCCTGGCACTCTACCGCGATCAGATCGCGCCCACCATGGGCGAGGTCGAGGCGGCCGCCCGCTCCCGCTCCCGGGCCGGTGACATTGCCGACATTGCGCGGCTCGGCCCTCAAGCCCGCGAGGCTATGCGCGGTGCAGCCCCTGAGCAGACCCAGATCGCCGACATCCTTGCCCAGAACGCGACCTCCAATCTCCTTGCCGGCTCCCGGCTGACCCCGGAGCAGCAGCGGATGGCGCAGCAGCAGGCCCGCGTAGCCTCTTCGGCCCGTGGCATGGCCCAGGGACCGCAGGCTGCCTTTCAGGAAGCCCTGCGCTCCCAGCTCATGGGCGCAGGTATTCAACAGCAGCGCCAGCAGCAGGCCATGGGTGCGTTGCAGGCCGGCCAGGGCGTCTACGGCGACGTGTTCCAGCAGGTGCTCGGGCGTCCCTCACAGGCCTTCGCCGGTTCTCAAGGTTTCCTCGGGCAGGCGCAGGGCTTCAACCCGGGCCAACTCTTCAACCCAGAGAGCGCCTACGCTGCAAACCTGTTTGGCGGAAACCAGCAGACCCAGATGGCGGCAAATGCTGCCGGGGCGTCTGCCACCTCGGGGCTTATCGGAGCCGGCCTTGGCGCAATCGGATCTATTGGCGGTGGTGCTCTGGCTGGTCGAGGTCGGTAACTCTTAAAGAATATGGCTCAATACGGCTATTCAGCAGGCTACCAGGGCGGCGGACCTTCCGCCGTGCCTTCCGGCTTCATCGAGGCCTACGCCCAGTCCGGCCGGAACATCGGCGCTGGTATCCAGCAGATCGGCAATGCCATCGGCGAGTCGCTGCAGCGCTATGGCCAGAACAAGCAGGAGAACGAGTTCCTGCAGACCCGGCTCGAATCGCTGGCCCCGTATTTGAACACCGTTGCCCAGAGCGGCAACATCATGGACAAGAACAGCGCGGAGTCGAAGCTGCTCGGCGACATCGAGAAGTTCTCGTCGATGTCCATCCCGCAGAAGAAGGCCACGCTGCTCAATGCCGAGTTCTTCCTAGATCGGGCCGACAAGCAGCGTGCGAGGGAGATTCAAGATATTCAGGCCGAGGCCGCCCGCTTTAACCTGCAGACAGCGCAAGGTGCCGAGGCACGACGCCTTGGGCTCGAGCAGGCAATCTCTCAGGTTGCCCAGCTTCCGGCCACGCAGGAAGTCACAGTGCCCGCACCTCCGGCAATCATCAGCAGCAGCCTGAACATTCCCGCGGAGCAGCAGCCCTACACCCCGTTCTACCAGGTGCAGCAGATCCCGGGCGGCACAATCCAGCAGCCTCCGGCTCCGCAGGCTCCGCAAGGTCCGACCTTTGGCGGAATGCGCTTCGGCGGTGCCGATCAGTATACCATGGGCCTCGGGCGCAACATCATGCCCATCCCGACTGGCACCAACCGCTCGCAGTTCACGCCTTCCGCACAAGTTCAGGCAGCCCCGCCTGCCGGTATCGCGCCCATCCCGCAGCGTGAGGTCCCGGCTTTCGAGTCGCAGCCCATCCAACGCACGGTTACCGAGACCCAGCCGGTCGGCTACCAGGACCGCTTCAAACAGGCGGTCGACGTGTTCCAGCGCCTAGGTGCTCCGATCAACCCGGATGCCATCAGGAGCGTGCTGGAGGCCACCGGAACGCCTCGGCCCATTCAGGTCGACACCCAGACTCTGCCCGGCGGCATCACCGTGGTGCGTGCGGACGGCAAGGTGGATATCCTGCCTGCTCCCAAGATGGTCGAAGGCAAGGACCTGACCGAGGGGCAGTCCAACTCGCTGGGCTTTGCTTCGCGCATGATGCTCAACGAGGGCACGATCAATGACGTGGTGGGCCGCGGTTATCGCCCTGGTGGCCTAACTGAGTTTGGCTTCACCCCAGAGCGTCTGCGTTCCGACGACCGCAAGATCTACGACGCCGCCAAGGAAAACTGGATTGCTGCTGCCCTGCGCAAGGAGTCCGGTGCTGCCATCGGCAAGGACGAGTATTCCGCCGCAGATCGTCAATACTTCCCGCAACCCGGCGACAGCGACAAGGTGCTCAAGCAGAAGGCAACCCTGCGCTCGACCGTCTTCAAGTCCATGAAGGCCGGCATCGGTCGGTTCGCTGACGACTACCTGCGCCAGATGGGCGTCGGTCAGGAAACCCAACCCCAAGGCGGCGTCCGTAAATACAATCCCGTCACGAAGCGCATCGAGTAATTATGCCATACCAGATCCAGGTCGGCTCTCAGGTTGTCGAGTTCCCTGATTCCGTTGGCCAGGATGAGGCCCAGCGGATTTTGTCCGAGCAGTTCCCAGCCACTGGCGAGGACATTGCCGGTGCCATGCAGGACCCGGCCTACAAGCCCTCGGTCGACGACTACCTCAAGTTCGAGCAGTACTCCAAGACCAAGCAGACCGACTGGATCAACACCATCGCGCAGTCGGTGGATGCTGCCGCCGGCCTGATCGGTGGCGCGATCTCCGAGGGGGCACAGGGTGCTGTTGCCAACCCGCTCAACTACATTGAAGGCGCAGCCCAAGGCACCCGGCAGCTCTACGGCCTGGTCGCACAGTCTCAGGACCCGGCCTCGCCGCTCTTCAAGTTCAAGGACCTCGTCGCAGGCACAGGCACCGCGGAGTCCCGCTACAATCAGTTCCTCGAGGCCCGCGACTTCGCCAACACCACCGCACGCCTCGAACGCGGCGAGGAAGGCATTGTTGTCCCGCCTGAATACACCAACCCGGAGTTTGTTCAGGGCGTGTCCATGATCCTTGACCCGACGCTGGCTCTCCCCGGTATCGGCGAGATCATCGGCGCAGGTAAGCTCGCCACCCGTGCTGTCGGCAAAGGCGCTCAACTCACCGGACGTGCCGTTGCCGGCGTTGCAATGCCTCTGGAACGCGTTGCAGGTGCTGCCGAGCGCATGACAGCGGAAGCACTTGGAATGGCTCCTGAGGCACTCCGTAACACCGCGGCGACTGCTGGTCTTGCCGGTGCCCTCGGAATTGCCCCGGAGGCCGCTGCCTTCGCTGCCATCCCCGCAGGTATCCGTACCGCACGCGAGGCCGGCGAGGCCCTGACCCGTGCCGGCGAGAACCTGATGACCCAGCCTTCGCGCATCGGGCCTCTTGAGGCTATCGGGGCTGCCCCGGGTGCCAACCTGCGCCAGCGTATGCTCGGTGTGGTCGGGCAGTATGGTGGGGACGCTGCCTTGGATGCCTCGCTGCGGGGTATTGCCGGAGGAATCGAAGGCGCTGCAGTTGGTGCAGGCTTGGGCTTTTTGTCAGGCGGCGAGGAAGGTGCGGCCGCCGGCCTTGGATCTGGCCTTGCCCAGGGCGCAGCCGGTGCCCTCGGTGCCCGCGGCTTCGAGCGGCTCACAGGCAAAGCCGCCAAGGAGGCCCGTGCCGGCGACCTCGGGCGATTCATCGACGCCCAGCAGGATCCGACGACCAAGGCGCTGTTTGAGCGTGTCAGAGACCAACACGGCGTCGATACGGCCTCGGCACTGATGGACGTCGAAGGACTGGTCAAAGGTCGGTTTGGCGATGTTGACGTAAAGTACCTTTCAGACACTGACTTTGTTGATCAGTACAAGGGCCGTGCCCGTGGTGTTCAGGTTGAGATTGGAGACCGCCCGACCATTGTCATCAATGCCGACATCCTCGGAAAAGGCAAAGGCGACAGCCCGTTGTACACTCTCGGACATGAGCTGTTCCATGCTCTCGAAAAGAGCGAGCAGCTCGCAGGCGGTGCAACTGAGATCAAGAACGCTCTTGTCGGACGCTGGGTTCAGGAAGGCGACATCACCCGCAAGCTGGCCGAGGGCGCTTTCAATGACGCCGAGATCGAGGCCCGCTTCAACCAGTACCGCGACAAATTGGGTGCTGGCAGCCCGGAGCGTGCCGACCAGCTCGCCCAGTACGACACCATCGACAAGAAAGCTGGCTATGTGGCCTCGGAGCTGGCCGCTGAACACTTTGCAGCACTGATTGCTGGTCAGAAGCCGGACGCCATGCTCAAGGGCTTCTCAGGCCTCACCAGACAGCTTCTGGATGCCGCACTGACGCAGAACGCCAGCAAGGCCATCGCAAACGCTGCTGCGTCGATTGAGCGCACGTTTGGCGTGAAGCCGACTGACTCAGTCCTGTTTCCGGATCTCAAGCAGGCCTCGCCTCAGGTGAATGCCATGCTGCGCGACTTGGTGCGTGCCCGTCGCAAGCTGGACGAGAAGATCATGCTCGATGACAGCCGCGGTGGCCGCGTGCTGAAGCCGGAGGACGTTTCCAACCCGTTGGCAGCAAAGGAACTGGTCGACCTTGGGTTGGCCGAGCAGATGCCCGATGGCAGCATCAGGAACCTTTCCAGCGAAGAGATCCGAGCACGCGACGACAAGGATTTGACCTCGTTGCGATCCATCACCGAGAAGATACCGGGGGCTCGGATGGTCGACGGTGAAATCACCGGCAGGTTCAGTCCGGATCAGCTCAGTGCCATCGAGCAATCCCAGACGATCAGCTCTCGGATGAAGGACAAGATCCGAGCAGTCAATCTGGCAATCGAGAACGGCAACAGCCTATTCGTCACCTACTTCGCCGCACTTCGACGAGTGAGGAACAAGCTCACCAAGAAGTACTCTCCGAAGTACGACAGTGGCATTCGTGTCAGCGAGCGCGAGTTCTCTCCGTACAGCTTCAAGATCACAAAGGCTGACAACCCGGTGGTCAACGCCATCGACATCACCAAGGTCCGAAACGAACTCAGCAAGCTGCTGAAGAAGGATGGCAGCATCGGTGGCCTGTGGAGCAACACAGATGGGTTTATGACCGATCTGGCGAGGTACTTCACCAACCTCGACCAGAAGGAAGGTGCTCGCCGTTCTGCGGAGATCTTCGGAGTTGAGAAGGCCAAGTTCCTCGGTGACTTCGTGGGCGCTGCTGAGAAAGGCGGAAGCAAGTTCGTTCGCAGTTTCCGGCTGGATCGTGTTGGCTCGATGTCTCCGATGGACTTCAAAGCGAAGTTTTCCGAGGAAGCCTATCAGCTCTCGAAGCAGCGCTGGATGCCTGCCGAGACCATCGGCGACAAATCGGTCATCAACTCCGACGAGGGCTACCGCATCATCAGCGGTGCCAAGCACAAGCTCTACAGTCCCGATGGAAAGCTCATCGGAATCTACGACACCCAAACCCAAGCAGAAAGGAAAGCAGATGCCACTCAAGCAAGGCTACAGCCAGAAGTCGATCAGCAGCAACGTGTCCCGGGAGATGAAGTCCGGCAAACCGCAGAAGCAGGCGGTGGCAATCGCGCTCTCGGTGGCGCGGAAGGCGGCCAAGAAGGCCGGCAAGAACTCGGGACGGTTCGACAAGCGGGGGATGTAAGGTTCATGCCGGACGGCACAAGCGATGGGCTTGCCGTTCTGGATGATGTGCTGAAGCTAGAGCTTCCGCGTAGACCCAAGGTCATCGACATTGCCAACGCATTCCAGAATATGTTCGGGAAGGCGATTGAGTACCGCAAATCGAACCCGCAGGACAACGCTCGGTTGGTCAACCTGTTGGTTCAAGAGATCGACCGTGCCGTCAAGCTGCACCCCGAGGCCAAGGGTTGGTACGACGAGAACGTCAAACTGACGATGGACGTGATGCGGGATCTGGACCCGGATCTGGCCAAGCCCGAGAACGACTTCATCTTCAAGGCCATCCTGGCGGCTACGTCGGATGGCAACAAGGTAGGCCCACAGTTTCAACAGACTTGGAAGGAGTACAGCAACTGGAAGAACACCGGGGAGATTTCTGGTGAGTTCGTGTCCGGTGATCGCATTGAGAACATCCAGACCAACCTGGAAATGCTCAACGAGTTCATCAAGGACATCGGCTGGGAGAAGACCAAGGACTTCATGGTGCAGAAGGGCACAGTGAAGGATTTGCGCCAGGCCTTGGTCGACGTCTTCGGTTGGACCAAAAAGCAGGCCGCCGGTGTGGGATCTTCTGAGCGTGTCGACGAGGTGGTTCCGTTTGCGGTAGTGCTCGGTCCCAAGCTGGGGTCGTTCTTCAACAACCTGTACGGCGACTTCTCATCGGTGACCATGGACCGCTGGTTCATGCGCACACTGGGACGCCTGACCGGCACCCAGGTGGCACCGCTCTCAAAGGCTAAGCTGCGCGAGATGCGCAACAACCTGCGCGATGCAGTCGCCAGGCTGACCCCGTCTGAGTTTGAGATGCTTGGAGTCAAGCGTGGCGATCTTAAGGGCACGTCCATCGACGGTGCTGCCACAACCATCTCCGGCAGGTTCTCCAAGAAAGCCCTGCGTGAGACGGCTAAAAAATCCTCTGAGGCCGGTCAATCTGCGCTCGAGGAAACAAGAAAGTTTGCAAACGCTCTAAAAAAGGGCTTGAATCCCCTAGTCGAGGCTCCGGTCGATGGCACCCATCGGCGCTGGATTCGTGAGCGTATCGCAGAGGTTCAGTCGGAACTGCGTTCCCGCGGCATTGAGCTGGAGAACGCGGACCTGCAGGCCGTGCTGTGGTATCTCGAAAAAGAACTCTATGAAAAACTCAACTACCGCAGCAAATCAGGAGAGTCAGACTATGCTTCCGCAGCCTCCTCCCTCTATCAGTCAGTGGCTGGACGACCGTCTGACGTCTATGCAGGAGGAACAGGACGAGTACGCGCAATCGGGAGCACTGGAGGCAGCGAAGGAATGGGCGCAGGCCAAGCGAGCCAAGCGGCTGGGCCTGAAGTAGGCAGCCAGCGCTTCATGCCGGTGGATGAAAACACCGGCCTACCTCTCAATCCTGACAAGACTGTTACCGTCTATCACCACACAAACAAGACGGCAGCAGAAGCAATCAGGCGCACCGGAGTGCTCAAATCAGCCGGTGAGCCTGACGTGTATGTGACTACGGAAAAGTCCCCAACAACCGGCTATGGTGATGAGGTTGTTGCTATCAAAGTTGATCCCAAAAAACTGCAGATCGACGATCAGTTTCCTGATGGAAGGACTGACTTCAGATTGTCAGTGGGCAAGCCTGGCGGATCAATGAAGGTCGCTGTTGATTCCAGTGAGCGCTTCATGCCTGTGCCCGACTCCTCAATGCCCGGCGCCTACTCCTTCCCCGGTGGCTACCGGGCACTCCCGGGCAAGGCCAAGGGCAGTCTCCGCCTCTACGGCCCCGCAGGCAGCCTGATCGGCATCGCAGCCAGCCTTGACGAAGCGCAACGCATCATCCGAAAGAAGTCCAAGCAATGAGCTACGATTCACAGACTAGCACGATCCTGATCAACAAGCTGCGCAAGGACGTCGACTCCTTGACTCTCAAGATCGCGGTGCTGCAGGACATCAAGGCCAACAACGTCGCAGGCGGCACTCCGGCGACCGCTGTGTGGACTGCTAGGACGCTGAACACAGTCTCCAGCGATCCGAATGGCCTGATCATCGACCTTGCGTCCAACGAGTGGAAGGTGGCCGCCGGCGATTACCAGGTGAAGGTGCTGGCACCGTTCCATCACACCCGCGGCACCCGGTTGCGGATCTACGACGTCACCAACTCGGTGGTCATCGGGTACGGCCCCTCGCTCTACATCAACAACGGTGTGGACATGGAAGTGTCCCTGAACCTGCGCATCACACCGCACAAGGACAACGTCTACCGGCTGGAGTACTACTGCGAGCGCGGCGGCCATGCTGACGGCTTGGGTCTGGCTGCCAACGTCGGGCAGTCCGAGATCTACACCACGCTGGAGCTGACACGGCTCGACACCGGAGCCACCAAGCCCCTCGGTGCTGGCGGTCTGCAGGGTCCGCAAGGGCCTGCTGGCCCCACTGGCCCTGCCGGACCTGCTGGCCCCACCGGCGGCGGTGTGACCAGTGTCAACGTCTCCGGCGGCCTGACCGGCCTGACGACCTCGGGCGGACCTATCACCAGCAGCGGCACAATCACGCTGGGAGGGGTTGTAGCCGTGTCGGCAGGCGGAACTGGTGCAACCACCGAGGCGGCTGCCTTGACAAGCCTGGGGGCCTACCCTGCGTCGAATCCGAATGGCTACACGTCGAACGGCGGCACGGTGACGTCCTTCGGGTTCACCAATGCCAACGGTGTGAGCGGTACGGTCACCAATGCGACCAGCACGCCCAACCTGACCGTAGCATTGGGTGCCATCACCCCGACCTCGGTGGCTGCCTCGGGCACGGTTACCGGCAGCAACCTGTCGGGCAGCAACACCGGCGACCAGACGATCACGCTGACCGGGGATGTCACCGGGTCTGGCACGGGGTCCTTCGCTGCGACCATCGCCAACAACGCGGTGACCTTCGCCAAGGTGCAGCAGATTGCCACCGACAAGATCCTGGGCCGCGATACCTCGGGCACGGGTGTTGTTGAGGAATTGACCGTCGGCGGCGGTGTGGAGTTCACAGGCTCCGGCGGCATCCAGACCAGTGCGTTCACCGGTGACGTCACCAAGGCTGCCGGTGGTACGGCCCAGACAATCGCCACCAGCGCGGTGACCTACGCCAAGATCCAAGACATCTCGGCGGCCTCGAGACTACTGGGCCGAGGTGCCGGTGCCGGTGCTGGGGTCGCCCAGGAGATCAGCCTAGGCACCGGCCTGTCGATGTCAGGCACCACGCTGTCGTCGACTGCTGCCGGCTCTGTGACGTCGGTCGACGCTTCGGGCGGTACGACAGGCCTAACCTTCTCGGGCGGCCCTGTGACGACCACAGGCACGCTGACGCTGGCGGGCACGCTGGATGTGGCCAACGGTGGCACCGGAGCGACCACGGCTGCCGGAGCCCTGACCAGCCTCGGGGCCTACCCCAACAGCAACCCGGCCGGGTACACCGCCAATGCCGGCACCGTGACCAACGTGTCAACCTCGGGCGGTGCCAATATCTCGGTGGCTACCGGCAGCACCACCCCGGTGATCAGCCAGGTGGCGGCTACGACCACGCAGAACGGCTACATGACCTCGGCACAGGCCACCAAGCTCGACGGCATTGCCGCAGGGGCTTCGGTGACGTCTGTGGGCGTGGACGGTGGCACGACAGGCCTGACCACCACCGGCGGCCCGATCACGTCGTCGGGGACCATTACGCTGGCCGGGACATTGGCTGTGGCCAATGGCGGTACCGGAGCCACCAGCGCAGCCAATGCGATCACCAACCTTGGAGCCTACCCGGCGAGCAATCCCAACGGCTACACCAGCAATGCGGGCACGGTGACCAGCGTTAATGTGTCGGGAGGCAGCACCGGGCTCACGACTTCAGGAGGCCCGGTGACGGCCTCTGGCACCATCACCATCGACGGTGTTCTGAGTGTGGCCAATGGAGGCACCAGTAGCACCTCGGCATCCTCGGCCATCTCCTTCCTGGCCGGCGCAACGACCAACGGGCAGTACCTCCGAGGCAACGGCACCGTGGTGCAGATGTCAGCCATCCAGGCCGTCGACCTGCCGCAGATTGCCCTGGGCGGATCTGCTGTCAGCGGGACACTAGGCGTGATCAACGGCGGCACAGGTCAGTCCAACGTCTTCAGCGACGGCGACTTGCTCATCGGAAAGAGCATCGGGAGCACGCTTGCCCGGGCAAAGCTCACCGCGGGCACAAACATCACCATCACCAACGGCTCCGGCACGATCACCATCGCAGCCACAGGCACTGGCACCGGCGACGTGGTGGGACCCGGCAGCGCGACGGATGGCGACTTCGTTCTGTTCGATGGCACCACTGGCAAGTTGATCAAAGGGGCGAGCTACCGGCAGGTGGGCGGGGATATCATTGGGCCGATTGGCGGCAGCTCGATGATCGACGGGTTCGTCTACATCCCGGCCGGCTCCGGGGCTCCGACAGGCACTCCGACCAATGTCTCAGGCACCAACGTGCCTATGTTCTTCCACACCAACAACGCGACCAACACCAACGTGCTCTACATCCACAACGGATTCGCTTGGAAATCGGTTGCTCTGACCTAACCTGAAGGCCCATGAAGCACACCTTCCCCTGCGTCGAATCAATGCGGCGCGTGAACCTCTCCAACGGTCGAGTGGTGCGCGTCTGGCGCGACCGTACCAAGGAGAACCTGTCGGCCTCCTACGACGACGCGGACATCGTGTCGACCTGCATCGCCAATGCCACCAACGACACGCAGCTCCTGGCCGCACTGGCCAAATTGAAGGGCGTGAACGCTGTCGAGCTGGTCGACGCCAATGGCCAGGGCACCGTGGTCTACACCGCCTGGCCGTGACCTACCGCAACCGGACAAACCGGGCGATAGTGGTCGAAATACTGGCCGATACCGCGGAGCTGCGTTTGGGCGAGCTGCGGTGGCCCGTGGTGGTCTACCGCCGGCTCGACAACGGCACGATCTACGTGCGCTCGAGGGCCGAGTTCGAGGCCAAGTTCTGCCCTGAGTGACCCTCGTTTTACCCCTACAAACATTGGGTTTTCTTCAAAATCTACAGAAAAATGGTTTTCTCTGTAGACTCATGTCTGCCTCTGTGGCAGCTTGACTTCCGTCGGGGCAATCAAGTCAAAAGCGAAACACCATGAGCAACGCGATTCTAACGGCAGCGAATGAACTGATCGACAACAGCGGATCAATCAGCGCCGCGGTTGATATGCTTCAAGAGCGGATCACTCGTAGAAAGTCAGAAGGAAAGTCGTCTGAACTTGCTGAACAACAACTGGCTTACCTGAATCAGCTTTGGGAAACGTCCGGCGGAACTTACCAGACAGCGAAGCAGCAGGAACGTAGCAAGAACTACCAAGCAAGCGGCGGTTACATTGACTAACACACTTTAGGCCCGGGTGGGGCCAATACCACCCAACCAGGGGCGCGACTGGCCAACGCGCACAACTCTCCAAACCATGACCACTCTTTCCAACCTCATCAGCGCTCTGATCATCGTCGAGTCATCCGGCAACGATCAGGCCATCGGCGACAACGGACGCGCCCTGGGCCCCCTGCAGATCCACCGCGGTGTGGTTCTGGATGTGAACCGGATCACCGGTAGTAACTACCGGCACCAAGACATGACCAACAGGGTGGCGGCCCGGGCTGTGTGCGAGGCCTATTTGAAGCACTACGGCCGCGGAGCCACCACCGAGCAGTTGGCTCGCCGTTGGAATGGGGGGCCTACCGGAGACCGAAAATCTGCCACCGAGGCCTACTGGGCCAAGGTTAAGAAGCAACTGAAATGACCAAACCGAAAACCATCAACGTGACACCCACCACCCACAAGGCCCTGCGCGACTACTGCCTCGCCGCCGGCCTCAAACTGCAGGCCGTGGCCGACAAGGCAATCGCGGCCTGGCTGAGAAAGGCTGCAAAGTGACTCGAATCCTCGCAATTGACCCGGGTGCCTCAGGCGGCCTGGCCTACCTGGGAGCCTCCGGCATCATCCTAAACTCAATGCCGGAGACCGATCAGGACATCAGCATCCTGGTGAGCGACAGGCTGGCGATCAGCGACGTGGTGTACATTGAGAAGGTCGGCGGTTACGTCGGCGGCAAGGGCGCCCCGGGCTCTTCGATGTTCAACTTTGGCTACAACGTTGGGTTCCTGCACGGCCTGATCGCAGCCTCGAAGACTCGGGTCATCGAGGTGCCGCCGCAGCGCTGGCAGAAGACCATCCAGGCAGGCACCAAGGCGACCCATGGTGCGAAGTGGAAGAGTCACCTAAAGGGCATCGCGCAGCAGCGCCAACCCCGCCAGGTGATCACACTGAAGACGGCGGACGCTGTGCTGATCCTGGAACACGCCATGATTGCGGAGGGGTTGAAGTGATCACCAAGAAGACCATCACCAGCGCCGTGGCCGCGGGCTGGATCTCATTCCCGGAGCCCAAGGCCAGGGAACTGTCGAGGAACTGGGCGCAGCCGGTCGAGGCCTTCGACAGCGAGCTGGCATACCGGCTGTGGGACAACGGTGCCGACACCGACACCGTGGCCCGGGCCATCGGCTGCAAGCGCAGGTTCGTGGCCCAGATCATCAAGGAGCACAAGCGATGAAACCCAAACCCAAACGCCCCGTTGCTAAGATGTTTGTCGTGTCAGACGACACGCACAAGCGACTGAAGGAATACGCAAAACGCAAAGGCTATAAGCTGCAGTACGTTGCGGACGAAGCGGTGAGTGAATATCTAAAGAGACAGGAGGCGAAATGACACAAGAAGAACAACGAGTATCTATCGCAGAAGCGTGTGGTGAAGATAGCGACAGTATCGTGCGGGAACTTATCCCCGACTACCTCAACGACCTCAACGCCATGCACGATGCGGAGAAGGTGCTGGGTGAGAAGCGGATCAGAAGCTACGCATTTACGTTAGCTCAAGTCTTGGATACCTCGCCAACCGTGGATCTTGACGACCAGTTTCTGAACATCCACGCCACCGCAGCCCAACGAGCAGAGGCTTTCCTCCGCACGATTGGTAAATGGAAGGGGGCGAAATGAGCGATACAATCATCCTTGATAGCAAAAAGTGCAATGCGCAATTACTAACCATCCACGCCGACGGCCGCATAACTGTAGCCGAGCATCTTAAACCTACGGAGACAGCAGCGAAGGTGTTACAGATCATGCGTGAACAATGGATGGATAGCATTCAATCCAAAAAGATTAGGGAACAAGAGGACCGCATCAAGCGGTTGGAGGAGGCTGGAGACAAGATGGAAACAAGGTTGCATCTTCGGAAAAACATATCTGACCAGTTCGTTTACAAGGGAGACGCTGAATCAGTTGAAAATTGGAACCAAGCCAAGGAGGCCAAGCCGTGAGCCAACTCAACAACATAGGTATTCTTGAGATGATGCGCGGAACACCACCGCCAACGTGGGAGCAGACCTGTCTCAAGCTGTCCTCTGATCTAGCTGATTCACGCCAGCACGTCATAGAACTCGAAAACCGTCTCCGCGCTCTGTGGGACAAGCTCGAAGGGGAGAGGAAGTTCTACGATGAGCGCATCCGAGAACTCGAAATAGCTGGCAACGCAATGTACGCATTCATCAATCCGCCATCTCCGAGCATGAGGACCATCCGAATGGACAACCTGTTGCAAGGATGGGACGACGCTAAGATTGGGAAATAGGCCAAGCCATGAACCATCTTGTTAACGCCAACAAAATGATCAGCGATACCATCCAATGTGAGCGATGCTTCCGAGTGGCTGTCATCTCCAAGAGCGGAAAAACCTACGTCTGCACGATCTGCAAGCATCGGGAGAAGGTGGGGAAGCCGTGAACGTCCCAATCGGACCAGCCGCATTCGTGTTCCGCCACAAGAGAACCGGCCAGATTGTCGTCGCACCCAGCGAGCGGTGGCATGAGTACTACGACAACAAAGAGGACTGGGAACACACTGCGAGCGTGAATGCTTGCGGAGCTTTACAGTACATCATCGACGCCAAACCGGCTGAGAGAAACCGATACATCAAGTCGCTTACTACCGAGAAACCATGACCATCGAACAAATGAGAACCATCGACGCCGTCAAGACTTGGAAAGAACTGGAGGAGGCCCGAGCCAGGATCAAGCACCTGGAGGCAGCACTTCGCAGGATCGCCAACCAAGACTATCGCGGCAACCGCTCGACCGAATCTCAGATCGCTGTTGAGGCGTTGAAACCATGATCACCAAACTCCACGAACTGCCGCCCGACCATCACCTGCGCAACACGGCCATCCAGCACATTGACGTGAGGATTAAGTGCCGGCACAGCGGGACCACTCGAGACCCGCGCACCTGGCGCATCAAGAACGACACATACAACAGGCTGTGCGACACCTGGCACATCAACTTCGACTTCATCATCCAACCAGCACCATGAGCGAGAACACAGTGGCCAAGAAACTCAAGCAGGGCGACGGCGTCTACTGCATCAGTAAGCAGGAGGCTGGCGCGATCTACAAGGCAGCCCGGGACTACAAGGTTGACGACGTCAGCTACTGGCGGCGCAAGCGGGGAAAGGCCGGCAAGTGATCACCGACCGAGACGTGGCCAAGTGCATGGCCGAGTACGGTGGCGGGTTTGTTAGTCGGCTGGGCAGTGCTGCCCTGGCCGCCGACCCGAGCAATCTGAAGAAACTGCGGGATGCCTTCCCGGACTACTGGGCGAACTACGCCCGGATGGCACAACAACTTTTCGAGGTCGAGAAACAGGCCTCGGTTCAACACAACAACAACAACATAAAGTAAGACGTATGATAATCAGTGCAACAGGCGGGAAGAAGGACTTCGCGCCGTGCCCCGAGTTCTCGGGCCGGGCGGTGTGCGTGGACGTGACTCCGTTGAAGGAGTACGAGACCGAGTACGGCGTGAAGCAGAAGTTCAAGTTCGCGTTCGAGATCGAACTGCAGGACGACAGCAGGGACCCGGTGCAGCCCTGGGTGGTGTTCACCAAGCCCATGGTGCCCAGCCTGCATGAGAAGGCGGCGCTGACTAAGTTCCTCAAGGACTGGTTCGGCCGGAAGTTGACCGACCAGGAGAACAAGAGTCTGGACCTGGAGAGCCTCATTGGGCGCCCGGCCAGCCTGGTCATCGGGCACGAGCAGAGCGCGGATGGGAGCAAGACCTACGCGAACATCAAGCTGATCATGGCGCACAAGGCAGGCGAGCCGCTGCCAGCGAGCGGGCTGTGGGTGCGGCTGCAGGACCGGCCTGCGAAGGATGGAGCCGAGGGCAAGGCAGCGCCGGCGAGCGGGGACTCGAGCTTCCGCAAGACCTCGGGCGGCGGGCAGCCTCCGGCGGACGATGCGTCCAAGGTCAAGGTTCACGTCGGGAAGCACAAGGGCATCGAGCTCCGGGAGCTGACCGAGGAGAGCATCACGAGCCTGATCGAGCACTGGCTGCCCAAGGCCCGGGCCGAGGTTAAGCAGACCGCGGACGACAAGCGCCTGATCAACGGCCTGGTGTGGTACCAGGCCAAGTTCAAGGTTGACGAGGAAGCTCAGGTTAAAGTGGAGCAGGACGACCTCCCCTACTGAGCCATGAACCCGACCAGGAAGAAGTACACCAAGGTGGCCCACCTCATCCCCGAGGTCATGCAGATGAGGGCCGAGGGCAAGTCCATCACACAGATCGGCGAGATCATGGGCCTGACCAAGCAGCGCATCAGCCAGATCTCGCAGGCGGCCAAGATCAAGGCCGAGATCCAGGCGCAGTGGGGCTGGCCCTTCACCACGCGCACCTTCAATGTCCTAGACCGCATGGCGGTGAAGGATAAGAGCGAGGCCCTGAGCCTGTATACGTCCGGGCACCTGCATCCCAATGCCGTCACAGGCTTCGGGTGGAAGTCCTACTCCGAGATCTGCGAGTGGCTGGCCGTGCCGGTGCTCCTGAAGAGGCCCAAAGAACCCAAGCTGTGCCCGCACTGCGGGAAGCAGATCTGACAACTTTCCCGGCAGCCCGTTGCTGTTGGGGACTCATGGACAAGCGGGGGGTGCGCATCCGCTGACAAACGCACAACTACCAATCCAAACCGTTTTAGCATTATGCCAGCAAACCCACGTATTTACTTCGACATTGAGACAGGACCGCTCCCTATTGCGGAGCTGGTCATCCCACCGTTTGACCCGAGCCAGGTCAAGCTGGGCAACATCAAGAACCCGGACCTGATCGCTGAAAAGATCAGGACAGCCGAGGAGAACCACGTCAGCGACTACATCAAGAACGCAGCACTGGATGCCCTGAGCGGCCAGGTGCTGGCCATCGGATACCGTGTCGAGCATGAGCAGCCCGCGGTGCTCTGCGCCGATACGGATGGCGAGAAGGCCATGCTGCTGCAGTTCTGGTCGCTGCTCGACAGTTTCGAGCGCAAGCCGCAGATGATCGGATTCAATGTGAAGCCCTTTGACCTGCCGTTCCTATTCAAGCGGTCCTGGAAGCACCGGATCACCGTGCCCTACTGGATGCGCAATGGCAGGTATTGGACCGACCTGATCGTGGATCTGCGCGAGGTGTGGCAGCTAGGCGACAGCCGGGCGCACGGCAGTCTTGCCGCGATATCGAGGCACCTCGGGCTGGGCGACAAGGCCGGCAACGGGGCGCACTTCCACGAGCTGTTCAAGACCGACCGCGAGGCTGCCATTGCCTACTGCCTGCGCGACGTGGAACTCACGCAGAAGGTCTCCGACATCCTCATCCCGACCTACTGATATGGAGACTACCACCTGGCCGGCGGAAGCCGAATTCGATCCGACACCGGAGGACCGGTTCATGGTATGGGCCACCACCGGAGGGAACGTGTTCCTGACCGGCCAGGCTGGTACGGGCAAAAGCACGCTGCTCAAGCAATTCTTGGATTCAGGAGCAATGGGCGTGGCGGTGACGGCCCCGACAGGCATTGCCGCGTTGAACGTGGGCGGGACCACCGTGCACAGATGGTGCGGGATGCAGTTGGGGCCGCAGGATGGCGAGGACTTCCTGCAGGCTGCCGAGCGGCTGGAGGAGCAGCCTTCGATTCATGGAGCCCGCAAGCGGGTGCGGAGCACCGAGGTGCTGGTGGTCGACGAGATCAGCATGATGGCAGGAAGGCACTTGGACTTCTTGAACTACTGGGTGAAGCGGATCAGAGAAGACAGCAGGCCCTTCGGCGGGTTACAGGTTATCTTCCTGGGCGACTTCCTGCAGTTGCCGCCGGTCAGGACCGACCAGAGCCAGCCCTACGACTGGGCGTTCCTGAGTCAGGCTTGGGAGGAGGCCGACTTCAAGACGATCAAGCTCGAGAAGGTGCGGAGGCAGAATGACCTGCCGTTCATTGAGATGCTGAGCGGGTTCCGGGTGGGTAGGATGAAGCCGCGGGACAACCAACTGCTGCGGAGTGCGCTCAGGATGAACCCGCCGGAGCACATTACTCGGCTGATGACGCACAACGTGCAGGTGGATAAGTGGAATAATTATCGGCTGAGTTCGATTGATGGCCCGATTGCTGTGTTTGACTCCGAGGTCAGGGGTGTAGATCAGGCCGTGGAGTTCGCCACCAAGAACATGAGCACGCCGCGGGTGCTGCAGTTGAAGCCCGGGGCTGCCGTGATGTTTACCGCGAACGATGCGGAGCAGGGCTTCTACAATGGGCAGGTGGGCCGTGTGGTGGAGTTTCGGGGTGGGGATATCGTGGTCGAGAGCCGCGGTGAGAAGATTTCACTGGGTCGGCGCAAATGGTTCTTTGAGAGTCTGGGGGTGACCGTCCAACAATACCCGCTCCGATTGGCCTACGCGATGACCATACACCGGGCGCAGGGACTGACCCTGGATGCCGCGAGGATTGACATACGGGCGGCCCGGGAGCCCGGGCAGGCCTACGTGGCACTGAGCCGGGTGCGGACGCTGGGCGGGATCTACCTGACCGAGTGGCCGAAGGGCTGGTTCATCAGCGAGGAGGCGTTGCGGTTTGAAAGGCGTGAAGAGGTATGATGACGACGCAAGAGATTGAGGCCTGGCTGGGGACGCCGCTGTTCCTGGTGCCGCAGAGCCCGGGGACCAAGATACCGATGGTCAAGTACACCCAGGAGACCATGGAGAGTACTAAGCGGGATGTGTACCGGGTCATGCTCGAGCACGGGAACGTGGCTGTGAGGCTGGGGGAGTTCTCCGGAGGGCTGTGCGCGATAGACTTCGACGATGAGGGGAGTTTGGAGGCGTTCTTGAGGGTCAACCCGGTGCTGCAGGGGTCGGCAAGGTGGAAGGGCAAAAGGGGAGCGCAGATTGGCGTGAGGATCACGGGCAAGTACCCGGGGCCGTGCGCGGAGCGCAGCACGACCGAGATGGTCCAGGTCGGTGATCGGTTGCTGGGCAAGCCATTGTATGAGTGGCGGAGTACGGGGAACCTGAGCACGGTGAAGGGCGTGCACCCGAGCGGGTGCGAGTACAGCGTGCTGGTGGACAGGCCGCCGGTGGCGCTGGAGTTCAGCCAGATCCGGTGGCCCGAGGGCTGGCCGGCGCCGGGCAGTCGGGATGAGATCGCGCAGTTGATCCGGCAGCATGGCGTGCCCTGGACGTTCGGCCGGAGCGGCACGGGCAATCTGCAGGCTCCGTTCTTTGCGGCCTACATGGCGCACAAGGAACGGTTCCTCTTCGATGCGGTGAGCGGGATGCACTACTGGTACAAGGAGGACCGGGGGATCTGGATGAGCATGAGCCGCGAGGAGATGGCTCAGAAGGCCCTGGAGACTGCCAGGCGCGTTCTGTTGGATCAGGTGGCCTCTACGGAGGACCCGCGGCTGCCGGCGCTGCTGACGAGGCTGACAGCCAGCTTCGCGGACCAGGTGGTGGATCTCATCGGAAGGTTGCAGGTGGAGCGCAATCCGTTCTCCAGGCCGGACAGCGTGGTGCACTGCTCCAATGTCATGGTGGATCTACGGGCAGCACCCTACGAGATGCATGGCTTCGGGCCGGAGTGGATGTCGAGGAATCAGACGCCGGTGCGGTATGTCCAGGGGGCAAGCAGCGAGATGTGGCAGGCCTTCCTGGATCATGCCCTGCCCGAGAAGGACGACCAGATGCTGCTGCAGAGATGGGGCGGCCTGGCGCTGCTCCAGAGGAACAGGCCGCAGGTGATTCTGCTGCTGACGGGGACCGGCGGCGGCGGGAAGAGCACGGTGGCCGGGTTGGTCAGGCGACTGGTGGGCGACGAGAACTGCAGCGAGCTGAGGACCGCGCACCTGGGCAGCAGGTTCGAGCTGGCCAACTTCCACGATAGGACGCTGCTGATCGGCAGCGACGTGCCGCCGGACTTCCTGTCCTGCGAGGAGAGCCAGCAGCTCAAGGCTCTGACGGGTGGCGATAGGTTGAGCGTGGAGTTCAAGGGCAAGAGCGGGGCCAAGGCCGTGGTCGGCGACTGGAACGTCATCGTGACGGCCAATAGTAGGCTCAAGGTCAACGTGCAGGGAGATTTGGGAGCGTGGTCGAGACGGTTGCTGCTGCTGGACTTCAGCCAGCCCAAGCCGGAGAAGGTGATCCCCAACTATCACGACGTGATGATTGAGCGGGAGGGCAGCGGGATATTGAACTGGTTCCTGGAGGGCGCGGAGGATCTGTGCCGGGTCATGCAGGCCGGCAGGCCGTTCCCGGTGACCGAGAGGCAGCGCGGGATGATTGATAATCTATTGAGCGAAAGCGACAGTGTGAGATACTTTGTTGTTAACCATGTCCGGGGTAGCAGTATGTCGTCGGATTGTATCACAACCGAGGAACTATATAGTGCTTACATGACGATGTGTAACAACAAGGAATGGGGGCCTGAACCGGAGAAGCGTTTCCAGAAACGTGCCGCTGAACTGATGCTGGAGATACACCAGGCCATCCCGTCGAACCACATTCACCGTAGCGACGGTCAGCAACAACAGTCCCGAGGCTACATGAAAGTAACCTTGACCGCATGAAAAGCACTGGATTTGTCAAGTGTTGTCAAGCGGTTGGGACGGGGGACGGCACTTCTCAACTCGGTGCTAGAAGTGTAAAAGGGGGTATAGGCTGCTCCAGGGTAGGAATGGAGTTGGGAAATGCCGTCCCTCCCGTCCCAAACACTAGACACCGCTTGACAGTGGTAGGCCTACGCAAAATTGGCTCGAAATTGGTCGGGCAATGCCCAGCCTGTGCCGAGGTAGGTGGGGACAAGCAGCGCAATCACCTCGTTGTCCAGGCAGACGGGAGGTTTGGTTGCGTTATCCACCCCGGTCCCAGTGGCAAGGCACATAGACAACGCATATTTCAGCTTATAGGAGATAAAAGCGGCAAGGGTAGGCAGCACTTGCCCGCAACACCATTAGACATATCACTGTTATGATAGTAACAAACACAACGAAACTATTGATGGAGGCACCGCACCTTGTGAAGATAGGCGTGCAGCGTGGCTGGCTGTCGTACCCCAAGGATATGGCGTTCAAGGAGGACGGCACACCAGCCCCGGTTATGCAGGATGAGCCGGAAGTCACCGAGCAGCGCCACACACCGGACATGGCACGCAAGGCCTACGACCTGCGTGACCGCGGCCTGTCGCTGAACGATGTCGCCACGGCCTGCCAGGTGCCCCGAGGCAGCGTGGTCTATCTCATCAGCAAGGGCCACGAACTCTACCTCGCAAGCCAACGGAAGGACATTGAACCATGACCACAACAAAGGCAGAATCCCCGCAGATGGAAGATCCATTCATTTACGCACCGCAGCCGACCAGCAAGGTCCAAGCAGTAACCCAGGCAGGCACCAGGCCGTCCATCCATGTCTCGCTGTACGCCTACGGTGGCATCAGCGCAGCCTGCATGATGTCCTGGGTAGATCTGACGGCCACGTTCGCCCGTTCAGACAGGCAGACCGATCTGCGCACCATCCGGGAGGATGCCCTGATATCCCGCAGCCGTTGCCGTGCGACCAAGTGGTTCCTCGACAGCGGCAAGGACGTCTGGATTCAACTGGACCACGACATTGAGTTCACCGCGGCCGACGTCATCCGCATGGCCGAGCTGGCCCATGAACACCAGGCAACCGTCTGCATCCCCTACTCGTGCCGCTCACTGCCCGCCAGGCCGGCCCTGCGTCCCAAGGCGGAGCACCTGCAGGCCCTCAAGCATCAGGTGAATGACGCTGAGTGCGCAGCGGAGCTGGTACCCATCACCATGTTCGCATCGGGATGCCTCGCAATCCCCCGTAAATGCCTTCTGGCGACACTTGATGCGCTGGAAGGGTCAGGAGTGCAGAGCCCGTACAGGATCGACTGGTGCGAGGATGTGCGCGTCGAACGCTTCCCGACCCTGTGGATGCCACTGGCCATGGAATCCATGCCCGGCAAACTCGAGTATCTCAGTGAGGATTACGCTGCCGCAGTCAGGATGACCCTGGCCGGAGTGAAGCACCTCTCGATGAAACCCCGTAAGCAACTCAACCACTGGGGAGAGTTCCCCTTTAGCTTTGCGCCTTATGCCGGGTGAGAAACCAAAGAAGAGGCCGAGTCTTAGAGATGTTGGTGCTGCTGCTGGAGTCAATCGTCAGTATGCTCAAAGAGTTCTTTCCGGTGCAACCAATGTGCCGAAAGACATCAAGGAGAAGGTACTGAAGGCAGCCAATGATCTTGGTTACACGAAAACCGAGCATCCAGGTCAGCATTTCAACTCTAAGCTCACCCAAGAGCGTGCTGACGCAGTCGTTGAAGGCATCATTGAGAACAAGTCACTGGAGAAAATCGCTGAAGCCACTGGGTTGTCTCAGCATACAGCGTTTAAACTGATCCGTGGAGTCAAGGTTCCATCGGATTACCCCGAAACTGAAGACGAATGGCGCAAGGATGTGACCGGATTCCTGGAGGTTGCGATCTGGAAAGGCACCAAGCGACTGGCTGAATCCTCTATTATGTTGATAGATGATCGTACGTTACCGGTATCGGTGGCCGTGCTAACGGATAAATTGGCGGTAATTCGCGGTCAGCCCACCAGTATTCACCTAGCCATGACAGCCTCTGTGAGCCATCGGGACCTCATGAAGGACCTAAAAGAGCGCAATGTGACCCCCGTGAACGACGAGCAGACGCCCGACCTGGTTTAGGTAGTGGCCCGAAATGTCCCACCCCTACCGCGGAAGCGTCATCGAAAACCACGATTTCAGGCCTGTTTCAGCGTTTTCTTGCACAATAGCAGTTATATTCACTTCGCAACGCAAACACGCAGCAAACCCCTGCAAACATTGATCGAAACGCACTTTTGCCCCACTCAGCAGACCCAATGTCCTACCCCGTTACACAAGGCAGGCACAAGGCCGCCCGGGCCCCCCGGGGGAGGGGGTCGGGCAATCCGCGGCGACGGTAAAAGTCGACGGGTTCTCTAAAACGAAAAATATTGATAAATGAGCCAACCACTCTGCCTCACCTGCTCCAAGCCCTTCGAGATCATCAAGCAGCGCGAAGGCCCTAAGCAGAAACGCTTCTGCACCGAGGCCTGCAACACCGCTTGGTGGAACGAGCAACCGCAGCACCCCGTCATCCCCAAAGTCGACGCCTCGCACCCCCGCGCCCTCGAGCTCAAGCAGAAGCGCACCCAGCTCGTGCTCCTCGAGAAGGCCGACCCCTACACCTACGGCTACATCCCCGACCACTGGGAGATCGCCAACACCGAGTATTTGCTCACCCAGGAACTACTGATCTCCGGCGGCAACCGCGCCGGTAAAACCCTCTGGGCCGCCCGCCGCGTGGTTCAAACCCTCCTTGAGAAGGAGAACGCATCGGTTCTCTGCTGTCACACCTCCCACGCCACCTCGGTCACCGTGCAACAGCCCGCGATCTACAACTACCTGCCCGTCGCACTCCGGGCCACCAAGAAGGGCCGTATTCACTACCTGAACTACAGCCGCAAAAATGGCTTCACCGACGGCTCATTCATCCTACCCAACGGCTCCCGCTGCGACTTCCTGAACTACACTCAGTCGGAGAACACCATTGAGGGCCGCGAGGCAGACATGATCTGGTGCGATGAGCTTGTACCGCAATCCTGGGTGGACACACTGCGCTACCGCCTGATCACCCGCCGCGGCAAGCTCCTCGTGACCCAGACTC